ATGGATTCGTTGTCCACAAAGGTCGTGCCGTTGTAGCCATAAGCGATCAACTTATTTCCGGTGCCGGTGCCTTAACCATCGCCGACGATGCAACCGTTACCATTGCCGACGCTCCGATTTATCGCGGGTCCGCAGCAACCGCCTTGGGCGCTCAGTTGCTGGACATCCGGACGGTATCTGAACCGGGCTCGGGCGGGAATGAAGTTCGGGCGGCAAAGTCTCGCATCGAACAGTCGCAGAAACGCGGGCTTGAAAAAGTCGAAAAACAGCTTGCGACAGAAGGCCGTGCGGCAACATCTGGCGGCATGACCGTCAGCGTACCGACTGAAGGCGGAATCTTCCTGCAGGGTGAAACCTCAACCGAACTGATGACCAATGGATTCAACAATTCCGAAATTCTGCCCCGGACGGCGAAAAGAACGTTGACCGCGACGCAGTATGTGAAAATCATCGGCATTGACGAACAGTCTCGCGTTGACGGTTCGCGTGGCGGCGGAATCCGTGTTTACACGAACAAGGAACTCGGCGAATACACGGCCAGCAAGACCAAATTTGCCGAAATTCGGGTTGAACCGCAGAAGTTGACGGGCCTTTTCCCCGCCACGGACGAAATGATGAGAAACGTCACTTTTCTGGGGCAGGAAGTACGGCAGCTTTTCGGTGAAGAGTTCGCGTTTAAGTGCCAGAATCTGGCCATTCGCGGAACGGGCGCAGGCGAGGCGCAGGGCGTGTTAAATGCAAACTGCAAAGTCAGCGTGGCCAAGGAAACCGGTCAGAAAGCAAAAACGATTAACACGACAAATCTGTCGAAGATGTGGGCGCGGTTTGCTGGCAGACGGTCGAATGCCGCATGGTTTATTAATCGCGATGTGAACCCCGAGCTTGACGCTCTATCGATCACCGCAGGAACCTCAGCACTTGAGCCGCGCTTTGTCACCTACGACGCACAGGGCGTTATGAGAATCAAGGGCATGCCGGTCATCGAAATCGAACAGTGCGAAACCCTGGGGACTGAAGGCGACATCATTCTGGCCGATTGGAGCCAGTATGTTTGCGCCGACATGGGCGATATTCAGGAAGCAATGAGCATCCACGTTGACTTTGTTTATGGTCAGCAGCTTTTCCGGTTCACCTATTATTTTGATGGGCAGCCGCGCTGGAAGGCACCAATAACCCCGTTCAAGGGTCAAAATACCATTTCCCCGGTCGTTGTCTTGGCGGTCAGGGCATAATTTAAACATGCCGGGGCCGTGCCCCGGCTTACCGCAAGGAGGTAAATAAAATGAACTTAAACATCGATTATGTAAAAGTCCCGTTGACTTTTCCGACAACTGACCAAACGAGCACTGTCTCATCCGATATTGCCAGCATGAAAAACTATGGCCATGTTGATCTTTTTATCACCGTCGGCCCCATCGGGAAAGCCGCCGCCATTACGCTGAATAAGAGTGCAGCAGTTGCAGCGGCGACAGTAGCCCTGGCATTCACAAAATTCTACAGCACGGGTTTTGTGCTGGAATACGACGGCGCAAGCAACGAAGTAATTGAGGCGGCAGGCGCGGCCTTCACGGGCGCGGGAGGCGGCGCGGGTGTAGTTTATAAAGACACCGGAAATAAGTTGATCGCTTATGGCTACAACGGCACGACCTTTGTGGACAACGAAACCATCACGTTCACGACATCGGGTAGAACCGCAGTTGCCAACGGTATCCAGAAAAATGAGGACATCATGGTTCCCCGGACGGCTTCGAGCAATACTTTCGACCTGGCCGCCGTTGCCAGTAAACAGTATTGCATCCCGATTGATGCCGCCGATTTGGGCGACGGTTACGATTGCATACAGGTTGAGGTTGCTGACTGTGACACGGCGACGCATATCGCCATTGATGCGATTTTCAGCAAGCCGCGTTATGGTTCCGAAATTCCCGAAACGGCGATTTACGATTAACACCGAAGGCGGGGAGAAATCCCCGCTTTTTTGAATGGAGGATTTAAAATGGAACTTTGTAACGTAACAGCCGAAGGGATTGACGGCGATCTTGTCTATAAAGACAAATCAGGGAACATTATCTGCCGATGGGACGCGGCCAATAGAAAACTTGAAATTCCGTCAGGGTCGGTTTTTGATATTGAATCCGGCGGGGCTTTAAAACTTGCAGGTGTCGAAGTAACAGCCGGAGCAGCCGAGCTTAACATGGTTGCCGACATTTCCGCAAATATCGAAGTCGTAACAGCCGCGAACATTATCACTGCTGACGAAAGCGGAAAAACTTTTATCCTCAAACACGCAACCGGTTTTCAGTCAACCCTCCCGGCGCCGGCGCTTGGATTGAGATTCACCTTCATCATCGACACGGCACCGACCGCCGCAAGCCATACCATCTTGACCAACGGGACCACGCAGAAGGTTCTCAAGGGGCTTGTGCTTGTCGCCGCTGATGGCGTTGGCGATGTATCTGCCGGCGGAACCACTGCGACATTCGCAGCTAACCAGGCGCTTCCTGGAGACCGGATTGACATGATCTGCGACGGAACCATCTGGTATATGAAAGGATTCGCGCAGGTAGCTGCAGGCATCACGATCACGGGCGAATAATACTTTACCATTTAACCGGGCGGGGCTTCGGCTCCGCCATGAGGATCATACCATGGCAATCGCAGTCACAAATCCAGCCTCAAAAGTTGGCTTCATTTTAAACGCGACAAGCGCCGACGCATCCGGATGTGAAGAGCTTAAGGCGGCGATATCCGGCAAGATAATCAAGATCCGGCATTTAACCATCAATAATGGTGCTGCTGCCCTTTCCCACACTATCGGCGAAGGTGAAACCGGCGGGGCAGTTACCACGGCGCTTATCGGCCCAATCGCAATGGCGGCAAACACGTCTTTGCAGTGGGATTTCAACCCGCCTATGGAATTGACGGCAGCGACCGCACTTGTAATTGATTCATCCGGTGCTGGCGCAGTATGTGTTTTTGCTCAAGGCGAAGTTGAATAGGTGATCCAATGCTGGTATTAAAAACCGCCCCAACGATTGAACCGATCACGCTCGCGGAATTGAAAGCGCACTTAAAGATTGACTCTGAATCATTTTCCGGGAACGTGACAACCTATCAGAGTATTCTCCCGGGAAGCCATGCGGCCGCTGATAACTGGACGGCATGTGTCGGCGCTGGAGTTTCCGTCATAGGCAAAGAGGTTATTATCAATCTCAACGCCGGAACGGTCGGCGCGGGCGGAACAGTTGATGCAAAGATACAAGAATCAGACGACAACGCGACTTGGGCGGACGTAACGGGCGGGGCTTTTACCCAGGTCACGTCGGCCAACGATACGGCCGTTCAGGAAAAGGCCTATACGGGTATTAAGGCTTATGTCAGGGTCATAGCAAAGGTGCTTGTGGCCGCCTGCGAGTTTGGCGCTGATGTGATAGTCAACGCGGCGACCACGGCGGACGACGCAAATTTGACCGATCTGATAACCGAGGCGCGGGAGTTTGTGGAAAATATCACGGGGCGGCAGTTGTTGACGGCTGCCTGGTATTACTATCTTAACAAATTCCCATGCAATGATTTTATAAGAATTCCCCTTGGCAACCTGCAGAATGGAACCGGCGCGGAACCGATAATCAAATACAAAGATAGTGATGGCACGGAAACAACAATGACCGTGACAACCGACTATCTCGTGGAAACAAACGGCGAGCAGTGCGGGCGGATCGTATTGCCGGACGGTGAGAACTGGCCAACTGATACCCTTTACCCATCAAATCCAATCACGATTGAGTTTGTTTGCGGCTGGGTTACTGCTGACCTGATTCCAAAAAACATCAAAAGGGCGGTCAAGCTGGCGGCTGAGGATGCCTATTATCACGGCGACCGGCACGATGTCCTGGCCGAACCGATTTATAATCTTTTGGCGAACTATCGATTGTGGGGTGAATTTTGAAAGTAACCAGCCCTTCGCAGCTTGATAAAAGAATAGTGCTCCAATATTCCACGAAAGTCCCTGACGGGATGTCAGGCCTTACCGTTGTTTGGAATGATGCGGCGACCGTCTGGGCGAAGAAGACAACCCACAGAAGCGACGAGGCCGTTCAGGCAATGGCCACAACCGGGACGCAGGTGCATAATTTCCGAATTCAGTTTCGGACGGACGTTAAAAGTTCCTGGAGAATAAAACAGGGGACCGTTTATTTTGCGATTATCGCCCCGCCGGTGGAAGTGCGCGAGGGACTTATGAGGTATCTTGATATCACGGTTAAAGAGGCGAAATGAATAATTTGATCACAGCAATAACCTCGAAGTTATCAGGATCTTCACTTTCAACGGACGTTGGCGGACGGATTTACCTTGACCGCGCCCCGGATGATTGCGCGTTTCCGTATGTGGTGTTTTTTGTTGTCTCTGGGACGCCTGAGCGAACTTACACAGAGCATTACACAATCACGTTGATCCAGTTTTCGCTATTCAGCGCGAGTCCATCAGCCGTGGAAATCACCGGCATGTATAACGACCTTGTGTCGCTTTATGACGAGTGCACGATGACGATCACGGGCAGCACGCTGGTCTGGATGAAAGAACAGAATTTAACAACGATGGTTGAAGATATTACGGCAACAGACGGCACCCAGAACGTAAAGCACTGGGCCGTGGATTTTGAAATAATGACAAGCCTGAATTAAGGCGGAAAGGGTTTTAAATGTTTTCAATAGTAATTCCAGTTTTTAATCAGCACGATATGACCGAAGAGTGCATCAATGCCATTCGGGAGAACACGCGGGATTGTGAAATCATCATTGTGGACAATGGATCAACGCCACCTTTTAAGGCTCCCTTCACCGGGGACATTGAGACGACTGTGATCCGCAACGAGGAAAACAAAGGTTTTCCTATAGCAGTTAATCAGGGAATCCGGGCGACCAAGGGTGATGAAACTATCATCTTGCTCAACAACGACGTTGTAGTGACTCCTGGATGGGCGGAGCGTCTTACTGGATGGCTTGACGAGTTCGCCATTGTCGGTCCCATGTCAAATTATTGCGCGGGCCTACAAAAAATCATTCTCCCGGTTTATGAAAGCATGGACGGGCTAAACGAACAGGCCGGGATTTTGGCCGAAGAGTGCCAGGGAGAGGCCGAGGAAGTCAATTGGGTTATCGGTTTTTGCATGGCATTTAAAAAGTCTCTTTTTGACGAACTTGGTCCCTTTGACGAATCTCTCTGGCCATGTTCAGGTGAAGAGATCGATTTTTGTTTAAAGGCGCGGGCAGCCGGCCACAGGGTCGGAATAGCTCACGATGTCTATGTTCATCACTTTGGCAGCCAGACCTTTCAGGAGATGGAGCAGGCCGGGGCAATCAATTACAAAGAAACCTGTTACAAAAACGAAAAGCACCTGGCCGAAAAATGGGGCAAGGGCTGGTACAAGCAGGAGATTGAAGAAAGCTCGGGCGAGCTTCGCTTAAACCTCGGGTGCGGCTATTCGAAAATAGAAGGCTATGTCAACATAGATAACCGTCCAGAGGTCAGCCCGGATTTAGTTTGTGATGTGATTTCGGGACTGCCCTATGAGGATAATTCCGTTGATGAAATCAGGGCCTTTGACTTCCTTGAACACATTCCTATAGGAAAAACAATCGGGGTTATAACTGAAATATGGCGAGTGCTGAACCCGGGCGGGCGGTTTGAATCCTTTACCCCTTCAACCGACGGGCGCGGAGCTTTTCAGGACCCAACTCATGTTTCCTTCTGGAATAAAAACTCTTGGCTTTATTATTCGGACAAGGCCTATCGGGATCTCTATGGAATTAAGGCCGACTTTGAAATTGAGACCTTGCAGGACACGAACCCAGACCCGGCATGGAAAATCATTCACACTCACGTTATCGCGAGAAAAAGATAGGAGGATCGATGGAAGACCATGAGATTTTAAGACCAAAGAAAGGCGACATTATTATTTTACGGGTAGACGCGCCGATTCCGGCCGAGGATGTCGCCGAGTTTGAGGCAAGTTTTAAACAAAAACTTCCGTTTGAAATCCGGGAGAGCGTGGGAGTTGTCTTGCTCGGTCGGGAGGTCAAGATAGAATTTGTTAAGGGTGCCGATGAAAATAAGCAACTTTAAACTGGGGATTGGGATTCCACTAACCTTCCCGTTTGTTCCTTCGGGCTTTTTCTATTCATTCGCCATGATGGAACGCCCGGATTTTACGTTTTTGCATGATGACAACGGCCCCGTTGATGCCTTGAGGAATAATCTGGTCGAGAAAGCGCTTATCTAAGGGTGCTCCCACTTGATAATGATGGACACAGACACGATTTATCATACTCAGACCAGT